AGCGGTTAAGTCCCACATTGCCAGTGATCGCAAGGGGTTCCCTCCACACATTGGGGCTATCATAGCCGCTATTGGTGAGATCAGCAGACCGGCGGAACTCTCCGAGGGGGAAGCATGGGCGCTGATTGCAAAGGCCCTGCGGAACAGCGGCTACAACAGCGAGAAAGAGTTTGCAGCCCTGCCGGAGAACCTACAGCGGTTGGTAGGACACCCATCCCAGCTGCGGGAATGGGCCAGCATGGACACCGGGACAGTGCAGAGCGTGGTGCAGTCCAACTTTATGCGCAGCTACCGGGCAAGGCAGGAGAGCGAGCGCAAAATGCAAACCCTGCCTGCGGATATCCGGGCGAAGCTGGCAGGGATGGCAGAGGTAAAGCAGCTGCCCAGCTATGACATAGCGCTGGCGGAGCGGATGATGGAGGAGAATGCGTGAAAATCATAATCCCCGAAATCCCCCCGTCGCTGAACAAGTACGCCGGGCGGGCGAACGCCTGGGACTACCGAGCGGAAAAGCAGCGCTGGCTTCAGCTGTTTGTGGCATACTGCCCCAAGTGCAAACCAATGGGCAAGGCGGTGGTGACCATCACTTACTACTTCCCCACCCGGCACCGACATGACCCGGATAACTACAACGGCAAGATGCTGATGGACGGGCTGGTACACCGGGGAGTAATCGCAGACGACAGCTTTGACCATGTCGAGCTGCGGCTGCGTGGGGCATACGACCCCAAAAACCCAAGAACAGAAATTGAAATAGAGGAGGTAACGGATGAAAGTACTTGAATTGTTTGCCGGAACGCGGAGTATAGGGAAAGCGTTTGAAAACAGAGGGCATCAAGTGTTTTCTGTGGAATGGGATAAGAATTTTGAAAACATCAATCTTTATGCAGATATCTTAACAGTCACGACGGATGAAATTCTGAATCGTTTTGGACGCCCAGATGTGATTTGGGCAAGTCCGGACTGTTCCACATTCAGCATTGCCGCTATAAGCCATCACCGGAGAAAAAATCCTGTAACAGGAAACCTTGACCCTGTCAGTGACTATGCAAAATTTTGCGATATGGTAGATCAGCATGTATTACAACTAATCAAGGACCTTAAGCCAAGGTTTTGGTTCATCGAAAATCCAAGGGGCGGGATGCGGAAGATGTCATGGATGCAAGGACTGCACAGGTACACGGTGACATATTGCCAGTATGGTGACACCAGGATGAAGCCTACTGACATCTGGACAAACCATCCTGATCCCAAGTTCAAACCGATGTGCAAGAATGGGGATCCCTGTCATGAAAAGGCACCAAGGGGCAGCAAAACTGGCACACAGGGGCTAAAGGGTAGCAAGGAAAGAAGCGTTATTCCGGCAGCACTGTGCCAGCACATAGTGGATATTTGCGAAGAAGGACTATCAAAGGAGGTACCCTGATGGGGCAGAAGGATGTAGAGCGGGAGAAGCCGCTTTTTGAGGGACAAAGTGCAGAGGAATTTATCAAGCGCTGGAACGCTATCACCAAAGCCATAAAAATGCGCGCAGAGATGGCCGAGCATGAAAAGGTGGTGAGTTATGATGTCATACGATAAAGCGTCTCCTAACGCCAAAATCGGTCGTTCTAATTCAAACGACCCGGAGTTCCTGGAGCAGCTGGTGCGGGAGGGCAAGACAAACAGGGAGATTGCATTAATTCTCGATCTTGATTACGGCTCTGTGGCCTCGATCTTGTATCGCTATGGAATCAAGAGAGACCCCAACCGGCCATGTAAGAGATGCGGAGGGCCGATAGGCAGCACCAACACCAGACAGCTGTATTGCAAGGAGTGCCAAAAGGCAATGGACAGCATCCGGGCCCGCAAAAGCAGTATGAAAAAAGCCGAGCCGAAGAAATGCGAATACTGCGGGAAGGACTATTTCGGCCAGCCGGGACAAAAGTACTGCTCCAAGCAATGCTACAAGGACGCGGCGGCATCCGGTAAGTATAAGCGCCCCAAGAATTGGATAAAGCGACGAGATGGGAAAATCGACATCGAGATAAGGGTTTGCGGCAAAACAACAGAGCGCCGGGAGAGCGTGGACTACTACGAAGCCTGGGGGATTTGGCACCGTGGCTGGATAGGTCAGGGCTATGCCGCCTTAGTAACGGTAGACGGCCACAGGCTGGAGACCCTGCCGCAAATAAAGACATTCTTCGGATTTAGGAGGGATTCGTTATGAGGAACTGGACGGCAGCGGCAGTTACGATAATCTTAGCTGCTTTCTGCATAATGGTTCTATCTGCTATTTCGGCCGAAAGGTGGAACCATGTGGATGAAGTGGCCCAGGCGGAGATCACCGCAGAGGAACAGGAACGCCGTGAGCAGGCAGCCTATTACAAGGGTTGGCAGGACGGCAAGCAATATTATCTTGAGAATTTTGGAGGGTGAGCAAATGACGGTAAAGGACTACTACGAAGTAATCCGGGACATAGACAGGCTGGCTGCTGCCGTTGACGCAGAGGGGGCAGTCACCCTCGACCATGACGATGCGGAGCAGATATGTGCGCTGCTGCTGGACTACAAGGATTTGCTGATGGCTAAGACAGTAGGCTCTCCCATAGTTATATGACTCAAGACGATGCGTTGAAGGAGTTTTTGAATGTTGACTTTAATAACAAAATAGAATGTCGGCAATGTCGGCATCTTATGTTTTCCGACTGTTATGGAGAGTGTTCCAAAGGGAACATCTCTGGGGCTGTCCAACCGCATTTTTCCTGTGGTAAAGGCGTTGTTAGAAACGACACAATACAAAATTCCTTGTTGTTAATAATGAAAAACGATGCGTAGCAGAATGGAGTGAAATTACTGGGATTAGTGCATATACCATTTATTGGTGGATTAAAAAGAAAGGAATTGAATATGCCGAAAAACGATTATCTGGAATTGCGTAGCTGTCCATTCTGTGGCGGTGAAGCAAAATGGGATGAAAAGAACAAAGCACCTCAATGCTCGCGGTGCGAAGCGACAATTCCATCTGCTGGTGGTATTTTTCGAAAATATCTTGACAAGAGTGGATACCGTCGATATATGGCTGGGCTTTGGAATAGGAGGGCTGACAATGGCTGAATACCTTGACAAGGAAGCGTTTAAGAAAAGCGTTGAGGAGCGTTATTGTAAGCCGTGTAAGGCGGAGGGAAAAGACCACAACGGATGCTGGTGTCGTGCCTGTTGGGTTGACGATATGCTCGATGAGGTAGAGTGTTTCCAGCTCGCTGATGTTGCCCCGGTGGTGTATGGCAAGTGGATAGTCCGATTTGACGGCCCATATAATCGTCGTAGATGCTATTGTTCGCATTGCGGAAAGCATAACGGGGTTGGTGGCATAGCTCAAAACCAAGAGAAGCCGTACTGCCCCAACTGCGGTGCAAAGATGAATGAAAAGGAGGCTGTCTATGATTAAGCCATACATCAAAAATGAAACTGCAGTGGATATTATCTGTAGTATCTGCGACAGAATGTATCCGGAAATGGACTGTGAGCCTGCCGACTGTGAGTGGATGAAGATGCTGGCGGAGGAAGCTGTTGATGCGGTGCCGGTGGTCAGATGCAAAGACTGCGAATACAGCTACGATGAAATAAGCTATCTGTGCTGTTCCCACGGCGTTTGCGTTGATTGCGAAGTGCCGCCGAACTTCTACTGCGCATACGGAAAAAGGCGGTCGGAAAAGGAACCGCCGGAGGAGGGAGAAACATGATTGACTACAAGCGCATCTGCATTGACGAGCTGAAATGCCATAGCTATAAGCTCCGTTCGTTGGAAAGCCTGCCGGAAGAAATCCGCCGCTACAATGAGCAGATGGACGGCATCCGGTCCGCTACCAGCGATGCTACACCAGTAAAGGGAGGTGGCTGCGGCCGGGAAGATCATTTGATTAACGCAATCTCCCGCCGGGATGCGCTCTCGGCAAACCTTGCGGTAGTCAAGTGGCAGACCTCCCAGGTTGAGAAAGGACTGGCCTGCCTGACGGGAAAGCAGCGGCGCATCCTTGAGTTGTTCTACATCCGCCGGGAATATGGCTACATACAGAGACTTTGCCAGGAGTTCAATGAGAGCGAACGAGAGGTGTACCGGGATAAGGACGAAGCGCTGATGAGATACGCCCTTTGCCGGTATGGGTTGACGGAGCTGTAAAGATGGCAGAAACATGGCAGAAATAAGACGCATATACAGTGTATACTGATAGCGTGGTAAAACACAGACTTCCCTTGACATTCCTCCTGGTGGGGAAGCCGGGCCCCTAATCCCGGCAATCTGCTCCCGTAGCTCAATGGTAGAGCGGCTGCCTTGTAAGCAGCGGGTTATAGGTTCAAGCCCTATCGGGTGCTCCACCTTCATGTTTTACCTCCTTTTTACGGGGCCGCCGATGCCCCGTTATCCCATCGGCCGAAGATACACGACCTTCGTAAAAAAGGTGCCGCGCTGGCAGACCGCAAGTTCGCAATAGTCTGCCTTACCAAAAGCAGTCAGAGAGTACCGAAAGGCGCTCTCTTTCTTTATGCCATAAAGGAGGGGATACCTATGGATTTAATAGTCCGCAAAATCCCGCAGAGCGACACCATCAAGGTATATCCGGTATCTGATGTGCATTTGGGAAGCATCCTACATGATAAAGAGGGCTGGCAAGCATTCTGCCGCCGGGTAGAGCGGGAGGACGCTTATCTCATCCTTGGCGGCGATCTCATCAACAACAATACCCGGAACGCGGTGGGAAGCCCCTTTGAGGATTATATCCGCCCGCGGGAGCAGAAAAAGATGATGGTGGAAATGCTAACGCCAATCAAGGATAAGATACTCTGCGCGGTATCCGGTGACCACGAAGCGAGGACAGCCAGGGACACCGACCAAGACATTATGGGCGACATCATGTGCAAGCTGGACATGGAGGACTACTACGCCGAGGACATAGCATTCCTCAAACTGGAGATTGGGCGCAGGGTAACAAGAGATATCCCTATCACCAGCTATACGATGGCTGTTACCCATGGCTCCGGCGGCGGCATTTACACCGGTGCAACGGTCAACCGCAATGAGCGCTTCGGCTACACTATAGAGGGCATTGACGCTCTGATTGTTGGCCACACCCACAAAGGCACCATCAGTAAGCCCAAAAAGATCGTGGTGGACAGTAACAACAATGTTATCCGCACCAAGCAGCTGGTAGTGGTTAGCTGTACCGCATGGCAGCAGTACGGAGGCTACGCAGCCCGGAAGATGCTGCTGCCCAGCAGCGAGAGCGACCATGAGCAGCCGCAGACGCTCCTGCTGTGCGGGAACAAGACAGGCACTAAGCGGATAACCACGGTTTGGTAACAATAATTGGTAGCCCGGCATAGTAGACACCGGGAGGGATAGGGCGGGTAATGAACATTGTATTTGATTATAATTCTCCCAGGTGGCGGAGGAAGCGCCAACAGATATTAAGGCGTGACGGATATATGTGCCAGCACTGCAAGCGGTACGGAAAGGCGGTACAGGCTACAACGGTGCATCATATCAAACACGCAGATGAGTACCCGGAGCTGGCTTACGAAGATAAAAATTTAGTAAGCCTGTGTGAGGGCTGCCATAACAAGCAGCACCCGGAAAAAGCAACAGCAGCAAGGGGCCGTTACTGATACCCCCCCTATCCGTTGCGCCTTCCGCCTGTCTATGGGGACCGGCGGGGGGAACTTTTTCCAACTCTACGGTATATTTTTGAGAAAGGGGAAGCCATGACAAAGGAAAAATGGGTTGAAACTATCGAAAAACAGATGGAAAAACTCGGTACGGCCGACCCATCTTATCAATCTGCGGTAGAAACGCTTGCAGAGATACTGGAACAGCGGGATAAGACCAAGGCCGAGTTCAAAAAGTCCGGCGGTAAGTCCGTCATCGAATATACCAACAAAGGGAACGCCACAAACATGGTAAAAAACCCTCTGTTGATTCTGTGGGACGACCTCAACAAGAGCGCACTGGCATACTGGCGCGAATTGGGGCTTACTCCATCGAGTTTTCGCAAAATGACCGGCGGAGTGAAGGAAAAGGAGGAAAAGGGCGGACTTGCCGCTGCTCTTGCCAGCCTTGAGACAGATTAAGGGTAAGAACTGGCCCGTAGTCCTTGAGTATGCCGAAAGTATCAGAGACGGGAGAAAGGTCGCTTGCAAGGAATTGCGGCAGGCTGTTGACCGTTTCTTTGCTGACCTCGATAATGACGAGTACGATTTCGCGCCGAAAGGGCCGGAGTTCTGTATTCAAATCATCGAAAAGACCCTCTGCCACCAGCAGGGGGAAAAGCTGGACGGTACACCGCTCCGGGGAAAGCCGTTCCTGTTGGAGCCGTTTCACAAATTCATCATATACAATCTTCTTGGGTTTAAGTTGAAAGGCACCGATGTGGTGCGGTTTCATGAAGCCCTTATTTTTATCCCTCGAAAGAACATCAAAACCAGTTTTGCCGCTTCCCTCGCATGGGCGCTTTCCCTGTGGTACCGGCGCAGCGGTTCCAAAACCTACATATCGGCCGCGGCTCTGATGCAGTCCCTTGAAAGCTTTAATTTTCTGGATTATAACATCCGGCTTATGGGCGAGGACGAGAAGCATGGCGGCGGCGTAAAGATCATTGACAACAACAACGAGCACTCAATGGAGGCAGAGCTTCCAGACGGCTCGTTTTTTATCCGCGCTCTGGCTGCAAACCCGGATGCGCAGGATTCTCTTAACTGCAATATTGCGATCTGCGATGAAATCCACGCTTTTACAAAGCCTAAGCAGTACAACCTTTTTAAGGAAGCCATGAAAGCCTACACCAACAAGCTGCTGATAGGTATTTCCACGGCTGGAGATAACGAACAGGGCTTCCTTGGGCAGCGGCTGCAATACTGCCGAAAGGTGCTGGATGGCACCATCAAGGACGAACAATATTTTATCTTTATGTGCTGCGCCAATCCGGATGAGGAGGGAAATATCGACTATACCAATCCCCTGGTACATGAGATGGCCAATCCGGCCTATGGCGTTTCCATCCGGCCGGAGGAAATTCTTAACGATAGCTTGCAGGCGCAGAATGACCCGCAGCAGCGGAAAGATTTCTTCGCAAAGTCTCTCAATGTCTATACCGGGGCTATCAAGTCCTATTTCAACCTCGACGAATTCCGGCGAAGCGATGAAAAATACAACTGGACGCTGGACGAGCTTTCCAAGCTCCCAATAGACTGGTACGGCGGTGCAGACCTATCAAAAATGCACGACCTAACGGCAGCTGCGCTTTTTGGAAATTACAAAGGCGTGGATATCATCATCAGCCACGCTTGGTTCCCTGTGGTGCAGGCTCATGTTAAGGCCGACGAGGATGGTATACCGCTTTTCGGCTGGGCCGATGATGGACTTTTGACCATGTGCAACAGTCCAACCGTAAACCACGCCGATGTTGTCAACTGGTTTGTTACAATGCGAAAGCGCGGTTTCCGAATACGACAGGTGGGGCATGACCGTAAATTCTGCCGAGAGTATTTCATTGGCATGAAATCGGCTGGGTTTAACATTATCGACCAACCGCAGTATTTTTACAGGAAATCAGAAGGTTTCCGGCATATCGAGCAGAGCGCCAAAAATGGGACGCTGTACTATATGCATTCCGAAGCATATGAGTATTGTGTTGGGAATGTCTCGGCCGTCGAAAAGACAGACGATATGATCCAGTACGACAAGGTAAGACCGACAAACCGAATTGATGTGTTCGATGCCTCCGTATTCGCCACGGTGCGGTACTTGGAGGCTTTGGATAAATCTAAAGCAGGAAAGAAATGGTGGGGTGATAAATGAGCATAGCAAATTTTTTTGAGCGCTTCCGCTCTCGGGATAAGCCCCAAACGCGGAGCGCTGTATGCCTGTGTGATGGAACCGGCTGGAAAGACCTAACCTGTTCCGGCTATACAGACCTTGCGCACAACCCGGAAATCTGTGCCGCTGTTGATAGGATTGCGTCTTTAATTGGAAGTATGACAATCTATCTGATGCAAAACACCGATAGTGGAGATATCCGGGTTAAAAATGGGCTGTCTCGTGTGGTTGATATCGAGCCGAACAGCTACATGGGTCGGTCAAACTTTATCCAGTGGATCATCAAAACAATGCTGCTGGATGGCCGGGGGAACGCTGTAGTGCTCCCAAAGACCCGGAAGGGGCTGCTCCGGCGGCTTGACCCGATTCCGGCGGCGTTTGTAGCATTTGTACCGAATGGGGAACGGTATTATAGCATCGAAATATCTGGGAAACCCTATGACCCGAAGGATGTGCTGCATTTTGCCATAAATCCGAGCAATTACTACCCATGGCAAGGCACTGGGTACAGCATTGCGCTGGCTGATGTGGCAAATAACCTCAAGCAAGCGGCGAAAACAGAAAATGGTTTCATGGCCAGTGAATGGAAACCTTCTCTTATCGTGAAGGTGGATTCGCTGACGGACGAGTTTTCTGACCCGGAGGGGCGTGCAAAGCTACTTGGCGATTTTGTTGCAAGCAATAAAGCCGGGGAACCTTGGCTGATTCCTGCCGAGCAATTCTCGGTGGAACAGGTAAGGCCCCTTACTCTATCTGATCTTGCGCTGGCAGACTTCGTAAAACTGGATAAAACGACGGTGGCAACCATTCTTGGCGTGCCGCCTTTTGTTTTGGGCGTTGGCGAGTTCAAGCGAGACGAATGGAACAACTTTATTTCTTCCCGTATCATGCCGATTGCACAGATTTTGGAGCAGGAGTTTAGCCGAAAGCTGCTCGTATCTCCGGATTACTTTTTCCGCTTCAATGTCCGCTCCCTCTACAACTATTCCTTGGAGGAAACCATCAAAGCTGGCGCGGAAATGGTTGACCGCATGGCAATGACACGGAACGAGTGGCGCAGTTGGGTTGGGCTTACTCCGCACGAGGGAATGGATGAGCTTTTGGCCCTTGAAAACTACATTCCAGCGGACCGCCTTGGCGATCAGAAAAAACTAAACGGAGGAGGTGAGTAAATGGTAGGAGCAAGACAGGCAATCAGCCGCAGTGGCGACTTCAAAACCCGCGCTGCTGATGGAAACCTCTACATTGAGGGCTATTTCGCCACCTTTACCGGCGAATACCGGATGTGGGATAAAGCCATCGAGCGCATTGACCGAGGAGCCTTTGATGGTACCCTCGGTGATGATATTCGGGCGCTGGTTAACCATGATACCACAATCGTGCTTGGCAGAACAACAGCTGGTACACTGACCCTCCGCGTTGACGATTTGGGCCTTTGGGGGTCCATCCTCATTAATCAAGCGGATCAGGATGCCATGAACGCCTATGAGCGCGTAAAGCGTGGGGATGTTTCCCAATGTTCTTTCGGCTTTGACATCCTTGACGAGGAAACCGAAATCCGGCCAGATGGCACAACCGTGTGGACTATTCGCAAAGTCAAACTGTATGAGGTATCGGTCGTTACCTTCCCGGCCTACGAGGACACCATGGTAGAGGCTCGGAAAAAAGACCTTGAAAAGATCAACGAGCGCAAGCTCGACCAATGGAGGGCCGAAGCCCTCAAAAAGCTAAGAAAGGAGTGCTGACATGGCACTGAAATCCATTATGATTGCCAAAAAGCTGGAACTGAAAAGAGCAGCTTTTGAGGCACTGGTAGCTAAAGACGCAGAATTTGCAACACGCTCCGCTGAAATCGAAAAAGCAATCGGCGAAGCTACCACCGATGAGGAGCAGCAGGCTGTTGAGGACGCCATGAACAAATTTACCGAGGAACAGGATGCCCACAACGCCGAAAAAGAAAAACTGTCCGCAGAAATCAAGGGCCTTGAGGAAGATTTGGAAAATGCCGAAAAGGATCCTCCCAAGGCTGAACCCAAAGCAGAAAAGAAAGACGAAAGGAATGATTTTACCATGAATACCATCAACATTCGCTCCCTCCCCATGAATGTGCGCGCCTTTGACGCTCTTCCCAAAGAGCAGCGTGACGCTATCGTAGCCCAGCCCGATGTGCAGACCTTCTTTGCGGAGCTTCGTAACGCTGCCCGCAGCAAGAGAGATATCACCGGTGGTGAGCTGACCATCCCTGTTGTATTCCTCGACCTCATTGCCGAGAATATGTATCGCTACTCCAAGCTGATGCGTCGGGTCCGCATCCGCAATGTCAATGGCGAAGCCCGTCAGACCATTGCCGGTACTGTCCCCGAGGCCGTTTGGACTGAAATGTGCGGTGCCATCAATGAGCTGACCTTCAGCTTTAACCAGATCACTCTTGACGGCTTCAAGGTTGCCGGTTATGTTCCTGTTTGTAATTCCCTGCTGGAGGATAACGATGTAAACCTCGCCTCCTGGATCGTCGAGATGCTGTCCGAGGCTATCGGCCTTGCCAAGGATAAGGCCATCCTGTACGGCAAGGGCGCTGGTCAGAAGATGCCTCTTGGTATTGTGACGCGTCTGGCGCAGGAGAGCAAACCCAGCGATTACCCGGCCAATGCTCCTGCTTGGGTTGACCTGCACACTTCCAACATCATCACCATTCCCACCGCTTCCACCGGCGAGGCTTTCTGGGCTGCGCTGGCTGTTGCTGCTGGTAACACCTTCACCCGCTATTCCCGCGGCGAGCGCTTCTGGGCTATGAATAGCAAGACCCTGGCTACTCTGCAGTCCAAGGCAATCCTTGCTACCGCTTTGGGCCGGTATGTCACCTTTGACGGTATGACCATGCCCATCATCGGCGGTGATGTGGAAATCCTCGAATTTATCCCCGATGGCGACATCGTTGGCGGCTATGGCGACCTGTACCTGTGGGCGCAGCGCTCCGGCATGACCATCGAAGCATCCCGCGAGGTTCAGTTCATTCAGGACAACACCGTATTCCGCGGCAAAGAGCGTGCTGACGGTATGCCCGTTATCCCCGGCGCTTTTGTGGCGATCAACATTAACGGCGCTTCCGTAACCACCTCCATGACCTTTGCGGCTGATACCGCCAACAACGCCAAACTGTCCGCTCTGACCGTTGGAAACCTGTCCCTCAGCCCTGCTTTTGATGGCGATGTGCTGAGCTACACCGCTACCGCTTCCGCTGCGACTGCTGCAGTAAACGCCACTACCGAGGTTGCCGGTGCGCAGGTCGCTATTGCCTACAACAACGCCAATGTGAAGAACGGCGGCTCTGTTACCTGGCTGGCTGATGGCGCTGCCCATCCTCTGACCGTTACTGTCAAGAATGGAAACGAGACCGTTGTTTACACAGTCAATGTAACCAAGGCTTCCTAAAAGGGGGTTAAAGCATGACAGACGCTGATATCCTCGTGATCTTGAAGGTTGATTTGCAACTTTCCACAACAGCGCTTGACGATTACCTGTCGGCGTTGATCGCGTCTGCCAAGGAGTATATCGCTACCGAGGGAATCGTACTTTCCACCAGCACCGGTGATGCTATGCTGGTGGAGATGTACGCCGCCTACCTTTACCGGCAACGCCGGGAAAAGGTCGTAGCAATGCCCAGGATGCTCCGGTGGGCACTCAACAACCGGCTGTTTGAGCAAAAGGTGGGTGATTGATTTGGATGATCTCATTACATTAATCTCCCAAACCTTTGAGCAGAACGATATCGGGGTACAGATTGCCACAGAAACCACAACACAGGTCTGGGCGCGGCTGCAGTCCGCTACACGGGCGGAGTTCTATTCCGCCGGTCAAAACGGCTTGCAGCCGTCCCTTGTGGCGGTTACTCCTATCGCCAACTATGCTGGGCAGAAATTAGCCGAGTGGCGCGGCACACGCTATTCCATTTATCGCACCTATTTTGCAACAGGCAGCGATGAAATAGAGCTGTACCTAGAGGAAAAGGTGGGAAACGATGTCGAAAACGGTTAGACCGGATGAGTTGACAACGGCAATCCTGTCCGAACTGAAAAACTATGACCAGGCCGTTACGGATGGCGTAAAAAAAGAGGTTCGGCAGGTGGCAAAGGAATGCCGCCAAGACATTGTGACCGGCAGCCCGGTACAGACCGGCGATTATAAGGCCGGTTGGCGTGACAAGGTCGCATATGAGAGCTACAGCGATATCCGTATGCGAATTTTCAACAAAACGGATTACCAGCTCACGCACTTGCTGGAACATGGTCACGCAGGCCCAGGCGGAACCGCAAAAGGCTCTGCCCGCCCATTCCCCCACATCGGCCCAGCGGAGCAAAAGGCAGAGCAGAAACTATTAACCCGTGTAAAGGTGGTGATTAAGAAAGGATGACACTGCAAGAGGTCAATTCCCTGTTAAAACAGACGAGGATGCCCGTAGCTTACGGTTACTTCAATAAGCCGCAAAAGTTACCGTATATCCTCTATCGCGTCTCCTACTCCAATAATTTTGGCGCTGACAATGTGGTGTATCACCCCATCAACCATATACAGGTTGAGCTTTACACAAAAGATAAAGACCTAACAGCAGAGGGCAAAGTCGAACAGGCTTTGTCCTCTCTGTTTTGGCAAAAGTCCGAAAGTTACATTGAGGATCAACAGTGTAACCAAGTAGTTTATGAAATCGAGGTGTAAAAATGGCTGATAAAGTTAAATTCGGTATCTCGAATGTCCATTACGCTATCCTCGACGGGGAAAATAACACCTACGGCACTCCCGTAGCCATCCCCGGCGCAGTTAGCCTGTCTTTGGAGCCTTCCGGCGATACCACCCCGTTTTATGCGGACAACATCCAGTATTTCGTAGCCGTGGCGAACAGCGGCTACACCGGCGATCTCGAAGTCGCCGTTTTCCCCGAGGCATTCCTCAAGGATGTTTTCGGGTATACTCTTGACACCACCAGCAAGGTGATGATTGAGAATGCAAACATTCAGCCCAAGTCTTTCGCCTTGCTGTTCCAAGAGGAGGGCGATGTGAACGGAACGAAGTTTGTTCTTTATAACTGCACCTGCACCCGCCCCACTCGTGAGCTGAACACCACGACCGAGAGCGTAGAGCCGCAGACGCAGACCGTCAGCATCACCGCTTCCCCTCTGGCAAACGGCAACTCCCTTGCCTACACTACGGCGGAGACCCCGGAGGCGACCGTGAACGGCTGGTACACCGCCGTATTCACTCCGACGACTGGAGGCTGAAATGAACAAAGTAATCGAGATCGACGGAAAAAGCGTAGGGTTGTGCGCTAATGCGCTGACCCCACGCATCTACCGCCATAAAGTGGGTCGGGACATTGTCCGTGACCTGCAAAAGCTACAAACGGCAGCGACATCCGAGGACGGATCTTTTTCCGTAAGCGATCTTGAAATATTTGAGGATGTCGCTTTTATCATGGCTCGGCAATATGACGGGTCCATCCCGGACAATGTTGACCAGTGGCTGGAGCAGTTTGAGATGTTTTCCATCTATAAAGTGCTCCCTGCCATTTTGGAGCTTTGGAGCCTGAACAACAAGACTACTGCTGTTCCAAAAAAAAAATAAAACAAACCGTGCGTGAGCCTACCGGGTCAACCTTTATGCTCCGCTGCGCTGAACTCGGTTTATCCGATGAAGCGCTGGAGGACATGACCTGCGGAATGGTCTATGATTTGATGATCGAAAAGGCCAACGACGCAGAACAGTATGCCATAAGGGGCAGACCCGGCGGCTTGCGTGATTTCTTCGCAGGAGGTGGTAAGATTGGCTGAAAATGTTAAAGGCATCGTTGTTGAAATCGGCGGCGATACAAAGGGATTGTCGAAAGCGATCAGCTCGCTGAACAGCGAAATCCGTGGGACACAATCGGAGCTTAATAAAGTCAATCGCCTGCTGAAACTCGACCCGACTAATATTGACCTGCTCAAACAAAAGGAGCAATTGCTCGGGGAACAAATCAAAAATACAGAAAACAAGGTTGAAAGCCTCCGAAACGCCAAAAAGAAAGCGGATCAGGAAATGGCGGACGGCACGGAGATCAACCAAAAACAATACCGTGAGTTAGTCCGGGAACTGACCAGCGCCGAACTAAAGCTGAAAGACCTACAGGCCGAAGCGTCCAAGAGCCGTGCGGCACTCGCACAGGTTTCAGCGGTTACCGGCGAAATAGCAGAAAAGTCCGGGAACATTGCAAAGAAGTTTGCACCGGCATCTTTGGCCTTTGCAGGAGCAGGAGTGGCAGCCACAAAAGCGGCTGTAGAATTTGAAAGCGCCTTTGCTGGCGTTGAAAAAACAGTAGACGGCACTACAGAGCAGCTTGCGGCACTCCGGCAGGGCATATTGGACATGGCAGAAGAAATTCCTGCGTCCACTACGGAGATTGCGGCGGTTGCGGAAGCTGCTGGACAGTTGGGTATTGCCACCGATGATGTACTTGACTTTACCCGCGTTATGATCGACTTGGGCGAAGCAACAAACCTTTCCGCTGATGAAGCTGCCTCTGCACTTGCCAAATTTGCCAACATTACCGGAACGACCGCTGATGAATACTCCAAACTCGGCAGTACCATCGTTGACCTTGGTAATAACTTTGCCACAACAGAGCGCGATATTGTTGAGATGGCTACACGCCTTGCGTCTGCTGGTACAGTTGCCGGGTTGTCCGAACAGGATATCCTTGCATTGTCCACCGCAATGTCCTCTGTTGGCATCAACGCAGAGGCAGGCGGTACGGCAATGACCCAAACAATGACCGCAATAAGCAAGGCTGTGTCTGCTGGCGGTGATGATCTTGAAACATTCGCAAAGATCGCTGGTGTATCTGCTTCTGAATTCGCAAATATGTGGGGCAATGAACCGATAGACGCAATCAGTGCTTTCATCGGCGGGCTTGGGAAGATGAACGAAAATGGAGAGGACACAATCTCCGTATTGGATGAATTGGGGCTCTCCGGGATTCGCCAGTCAAATATGCTTCGTGCGTTAGCCCTTGCATCCAATGTATTGGACGATGCTGTTACAACCGCAAATACTGCATGGGACGAAAATATTGCCCTCTCCAACGAGGCTAGCAAAAGATACGCAACGACCGAAAGCCAGATGAAAATACTCCGAAACGGGCTCAATAACTTGGCGATTTCCATCGGTGATATCCTGCTGCCGATTATCAATAAAATCGTCGCAGGGCTTCAAAACGCAATCGATTGGTTTTCAAACCTCGACGATGGGGTCAAAAAGACGATCCTTATTGTCGGCGGTCTTATTGCGGCAATCTCTCCTGTTGCTGGAATCATATCAGGCATAGCCGGAGCGATGAGCAAGCTGTCAGGCACGGTAATACCCGCCATTATTGAAGCGGCAACTAAAATGGGGCCGATTATTACAACCGTTGTAGAGGGAATTTCAAGCGGAATTGGGGCGGCAATAGGTTTTATTACAGAAACAGCTATCCCAGCCGTTATGAGCGCTGTGTCATCTGCGTTCACATTCATAACGGGAACTGTAATCCCTGGAATTGTAACGGGCATAACGACAGCTGTTAATTTTTTGATAGCCAACCCGATAGTTCTGATTATTTCCGCCATTGTAGGACTTGTTGCGCTGATTGCAACAAAGGGCGACGAGATACAGGCCATCCTCCAGCGTGTGGATGATTTCTTGCAGGGCGTATTTACGACGGATTGGTCGGAATCGTTTGGAATATTGGGGGAAATCTTAAATTTCTTCTTCGCAACAGTAAAATCTATTTGGGATTCCATAAAGGCCGTTTTTGACGGTATTATCGATTTTGTTCGTGGCGTTTTTACTGGAGATTGGGAAAGAGCATGGAAAGGTGTGCAGGAAATCTTTAAGGGAATCTTTACGGCGCTTGTTGACATTGCAAAAGCGCCCATTAACGGCATCATTGCACTAATCAACATGGTCATTGACGCAATCAACTGGATGATAAACGGTCTGAATAAGATCCACTTTGATGTCCCTGACTGGGTTCCTGTTTTGGGCGGTAAGTCCCTCGGATTTAATATTCCGACCATCGGAAAAATTGCTTATCTTGCCAAGGGCGGAGTTTTGTCCTCCGGCAGCGCCATCGTCGGCGAAGCCGGGCCGGAGCTGCTTACCATGGCCGGTGGCCGTGCCCATGTTATGCCACTGAACGGAAACGACCGTGGCGGCATCACCATCGAAATGAACAACACATTTAACGGCTACGATAACGCAGCCGGTGAAGCTGCCGCAAGGAACTTGGTACAGGCGGTCAACCGTGCGCTTGGGAGGGCTTACTGATGAGAAAATTTAAGCTCAAGAACGGTGTCGGCGCCGAATGGGATTTGATGGACAAAACGGCGTACTTCAATGCGCCGGGTGGATTAGGATTTGGCAAAACCTACTCCACCATCCAAGCCGGAAGCACATGGCTGATATCGGATGAATTCCTTAACCAGTATGCCGTGACAGGCGAAATGATATTCTTCGACTATTCCCGGTATCAGGCGTTTATTTCGTTCGTGACAAAAGGCCCGCTTTACCTGATGTATTCCCCGCTGGACACATGGTACAAAATCAAGTGCGAAGTGCAGTCTGCGGATAAGTCGGAGCTGAAATCCGGCTATTTGGCAGTACCGATTACATTCCTCTGCTTCGGGACTTGGCATGAAGCTGTTAATGTAACGCAAAGTCAAGCGCCAGACCAAGGGATTAAAAGGTACAGCTATACTTATCCTTATTATTACGCAGAGACAGCAACAGGAACTGCAAAAATAAGAAACGGGGATTTGGCATCTCCGTGCAAGCTGCAAATCTTCGGCCCGGTCGTCAATCCTGCTTGGGCGCTTATCAAGGCCGGTACCCGTGTAGCGGTCGGAAAAGTAACCGCAACAATCCCTGACGGCCACAAACTCGTTGTTGATGCTGACCCTGCAACAATGGAGATTGCCGAGTATGCGCTGGACGGGACATACATCCAAAACCTGTACCAGTCCAGCGACTTTTCGACCGGAAGATTTATCTATGCTCCGCCGGGAGAAAGCACTTTGACATTTTCGCACGACGGCACATCGGATATCGTAGCATATGTGGAGGTGGAGAAACTTGCATACTCTGTTTAAGTGCGAAGTATTCGCAAGGGATTTCACATTCCGAAGTTTTGCTCCGATTGAAAGCCCGGAGATACAGTTTGACTACCTAACGGCGGAAAAAACCACTCTCCGGGCGGTTAAAATCGATGCAAAGAAAGGCGATTTTATCAGCGTGACCGACCAAAACGGCGTTGTAGCCTATCAGGGGATCGTGGATGATGTCGAAACCGACAAAACAGGCGTGACCATCTCTGCACAGCCATTGATGGCGCTGTTTGATGTTGATGTGCATTTTGACCGCGCCACATCCTCCAAAATAGAGCAGTTTATCGCCGGTATCATAACGGACAATTTCATTTCCTCCCATGATGCATTACAAAACATCACCGGCATGACGGTGGAAACGACCTCCGAGACCACCGGAGCGCTGAACCTCAAGGATAACATCCACAGCTTTTACGAAATCATCACGAAATCGCTGACGGCTTATGGCGTGGCGGTCAACATGAGCTTTGACCCGCAGAATAAGGCTATTACCGTTACGGTTGGAAAGGTAAGTGAAAGCGCTGTCATCGAAGCAAGCCTACAAGCCATTGTGGATAAAAATATTATCATTGGCGACAGCTCCGGCCAGCTGAACAAGGTGACCATCTACAACAAAGCGGATGAAACGCAGAATGTTACTTATTATCTGCACCCAAACGGAAAGGTTGACACCAACAATTCCGACCGGATTGCGCCGGTATTCTTCGCAGCGCAGTTTTTGGAGACCGATGTGGACTTTGATACCGCAGCTTATCAAAAGGCATACGAAGCCCTCACTCCGCAGCAGTATGACAACATGATTGAGCTGGCTGCCCGCAACGACTGCGGCGTGCTTGATACCTCTATGGCCATTGGTACAGAGGTGCTTGTAATTGACGGAGACAGCAGTTACAAATCCATCCTTACCGGCTATACCCGGTCACAGGATGTTACAAAAATGACCTTCGGCGTTGTCCGCGCCGATTTGACCAAAATCCTAATCCTTGAAAGGAGGGCAAACGCATGATAACGCTACTCCAATATAACGCATCTATTGTTACCCCTACCGATGATGCTTACCTGTATAATCACATCATCAACGACAGCGGTATATTTACCGGCGTTGAGGTAACAACACAGGGCGGAAACATCATCAATGTTTCGGATGGCCGCGGAATTATCCTCGGCCGAAACTTTGTGGTAGAAGCGCAGACCATCAATGCTACGCTCCCGACCAGCGGCTCCGTCCCCGGTCGATTGCTTATCCAAATTGACATGGCAAACACCGAAGCACCGATTTCTTTTGTGACGCAGGCAGCCGATCCGCTTCCGGCGCTGGTGCAGGAGGATATCAATGCAAGCGGTACTGTGTACCAGCTGCCGATAGCCACTTACACAGCCCAGCCCACAATGATCTCCGATTTGCAGTATGTAGCGCACACCATCAGCCCCGGTACTGTTGCGAGCTTTAACGGCCGCACCGGAGCGGTGACACCGCAAACCGGCGATTACACCGGCAGCCAAATCAAAATCCCCGGCTACAAGCAGGCAACCTCCCGGCAGAATGTAACCGCAACAGACACGGTAACGCAGGCCATCGGAAAGATGGAGTACAAGATAAACCGGGCGGTTGTTATTAAGCAGCTTTCGCTTCCTGCGGCATCTTGGCTCGGCTCCGAAAGCCCCTACAGCCAGACAGTAACCGGCCTTGGGACTACTGCCAATAGCAAGGTGGATATCCAGATCGACACCGCCGCCTACAACACCATGGTTGACAGCGGAACCGGCGCTATCTATGTAGCGAACGAAAACGGCACTATTACGGCCTATGCCTTGGGCGATAAGCCGACCGCGGATATTACCTTACAGGTAGCGATTTCGGAGGTGGTGAAAGGGTGAGCCTCGTCGGAAGATACACAACCCCAACCCACATTTTTACCGTCCCGTTTGATACCGGCACCATCTCAATGATGGCCGTTATCTACAAGCAGGGCGGCAATGTCGTACTTGTAAAAGACCTTGAGGATTGCACGCGGGGAGATAAAACCGTTTCCTGTACTCTTACAGAGGAGGAAACTTCACTTTTCAAACCAAACCCGCAGGTGCAAATACAGCTGCGGGTTGGTATTGGCAATGCGCGGCTTAACTCCAATATCCTCAATGTATCTGTAGCAGATGTCCTTAAAGATGGCCTTTTGGATGATATCGCGGGCGGTGATACAAAATGATTTTTCAGACTACATTCCAATCCTCTGAAAACCAGTTTCAAACCGCTTTTGCATCTCCGACATCTACTTTTGCAATTACATTCGGCAGCGTGGTTGGCGTAGCGGCGGAAGTCTATAAGGGCGAGTACACGGTTACCCCTTCTGTTACCGACCAACTGCTGTTGACAAAGGAAAAAATGTTGAAAGATAACATGACCTTTATGGCGGTGCCAAAACAAATCGTAGAAAACCCCTCTGGGGGACAAACAGTAACTATAGGAGGCTGAAAATGGCTGACACTAAGTACAATTCCAAAATAATCTTTTATGGCGAAACCCTGATGGATTTGACCAGCGACACGGTGGATGCTGCAAGCTTGCTCAAAGGCAAGACAGCGCACGACAAGACCGGCGCTCCCATTACCGGCACCTGTCCGTATGATGCCGATACTTCCGATGCAACCGCTACCGCTGCGGAAATCCTTAATGGCAAAACCGCCTATGTGGACGGCGCTAAAGTAACCGGCTCTATGCCGAACAAGGGAGCCGTTTCCCTCTCCATCGTTGACAAATCCCCGGTAGCAATCCCTGCCGGTTATCACGATGGCTCCGGCTCTGCTGCCATCGACAGCACCGAAGCCGCAAAAATCATTGCCGGTAACATTAAATCCGGTGTGTCCATCCTTGGCGTAACCGGTGATTACGCCGGTGAGTTGACCAAGGGCCAGAAAAAGACCGTAACCCCGGCCAAAGCACAGTTTAGCGTCCTCCCCGATGATGGCTATGACTTCCTTTCTGAGGTAGTCGTAAACGGAGTGCCGATTGCTTATGCCGATAACCCCGCAGGAGGTCAGACCGTAACGATTGGAGCGTGATTTGAATGGCGGTAAACAAGGTGGAGTTCTACGGAAACACCCTTATTGATATTTCCGATACGACCGCCGAGGAAAGCGCTGTTGTGGCCGGAAAAGCCTTTTACAAGGCAGACGGCACAAGGGCGACAGGAACCGCCGATTACCAGCCGAAAATCACGACACAAACCGTTTCCATTAGCTCCACTTGGAGCGGCAGCGGCCCGTATTATCAAACGATACTTACGGGCCAAGCCGCCGGGCTACAGGTGAACCTTAACCCCACCATTGACCAGCTGGCAGCGCTTGCGGATGCTGGTGTTACCTCGATGGTGGCAGCAAACGAAAATGGAACGGTAAAGATATACGCAGCTGGGGCGGCTCCTGCGGCGATGAGCCTACAAATCACAAAGATTATGACTTATTAAGGAGGACATCAAAATGAGCGTAATTTACGGCAACCCAATCATTGCAGGTGGTGGCGGCCTTGAGCTCGTGGCAAATGTCGTTGACGGGGCAACCGTTACCGCTACCCTTGGCAGTAAGACTGTGACAGGCGTTTCTGTTGGTGGTCAGGCTCGGCTTAAAATACCGCAGGAGGGCAAGTGGACTGTTTCTGCAACAAACGGGACGATGGTATCTGCCCCGCAGGAAGTCAGTGTTCCTGCCACAGTTGACCTCGCATTACCTTCACATGTTCTGAACGATACAAGCTGGGCAATAATTAAGCAGATGTCTGACGCTGGCGAGGGTGCAAACTTCTGGGCTGTCGGCGACTGCAAGGAAGTGACCATGAACGGCAAAGTCTCTGATGGTCTTACTCTTACGAATTACACCACCTGGGTATTTATCATTGGTTTTAATCATAACGCCGAGCGTGAAGGCAACGGTATAGCATTTCAAGGATTTAAGGCAACAAAGAACGGAAAAGATGTGTGTCTTATAGACAGATTTTTCAACAGTTCTGTTCCATCAGGTAGCATAGCTTTAAGGATGAACGATTCTAGAACCACTGTTGGTGGATGGAAGTCCTGTAAAATGAGGACGATAGTGATGCCTCTTATCGAAGCTGCGCTTCCAAGTGACCTACAATCTGTACTAAAATCCACTACGATATACACAGATAATACAGGAAACGGAGTTGCCGGTGTCACTCCAACATCGACCGACGACAAAATATACATTCTGACACATTATGAAGTATTTGGCACTGTATCTCCAAATACTACAAATAAGGAAAGTTCTTATTGTAAACAATATGATTATTATGCAGCTGGTAATGATAAGCGCAAATATCGCAGTGATTTACTTGCGAATTCAGTATGGTGGCTTCTACGCTCTCCCAATATTCCAAATGGAGAGATGTTTAGAGCTGTTGATTATGCTGGTAATCCTGACGCATATTATGCGAATTCAAGTGCAGGTGTTGCTCCGTGCTTCAAGGTATAACATATGGATTACATTTGTTTTAACCGTTTTAAGCAAAAGGCTTTGTGCGGTGAAGTAAACATTCCGTATGGTACAAAACTTGATGAAACCAACGATGTAATCAGCCATTGTGGAAATCCCATTTGCTATACAAAAAGCCAAAACGCCTATGGCTATTTCGCAAGGAATGATGATGGTAAAGGCTTGGAGCGTGGGAAGCTGACAGCAGAAATAATTAAACTGCTTAATAACCGCAAAGACGGGAAGTACCAAGACCGATGGGATAGAATTTGGGATGATTTATCCTTGCTGAAATACAAACGCCCTGAACACGATGACTATTGGTTATGGAACTATGATTTTTTCAATGCTTCGATTGAGGAGCTGAACAGAATTAAATCCATGATACTGGAGGTGTGACAATGTATAAAATCAAGGCAGAAGGCAAGGAATACTATTCCGACACCTTGGTATATGTGAAGAAGGCCCCAAATGGATGCTATGTTCCTTGCTTGGCAGAGGAAGCGGAGTATGTTGTCGGAAAAGTACCCGAAGATACCATTTTTGAAAACGCAGAGGTAGAAAATTTCGATGGTGGTTCTATGGCATCCGATATGCAAGAAGCCTTAAACATTATGGGGGTGACTTAATGGGCTATTACACAGAAAAAGCTAAAGAAGTAAAAGCAAAGCAGGATGCAGAGTTGGAACAGCTAAAAGCGGCTCTGCAAACCCTTGGCGTAGAAACCGAAGAAAAGGAGGAAACAGCCAATGCGGAATGACATCTTAGAGCAGGCGCAGGAAATCCGGACGAGCATTGACAGCGTGACCGGTGCCATGGCTGACGCTGACGCAGCAAAGAACCCTATGCTGTTCCTACCATGGGAAGCTGATACCAAGTATGCGGTGGGTGACCGCAGACGGCATGATGGCAAGGTATACAAATGCTTGCAGGCCCATACCTCGCAAGCAGACTGGGAACCCCCGGCTGTTCCTGCTCTGTGGGTAGTCGTCAATGTCAGTTCTCCTGGCACGATTGATGCCCCAATCCAGGCATCGAGGGGCATGGAATACGAGTACGGCAAGTACTACCTCGACCCGGAGGACAGTAAAACTTACCTCTGCAAGCGTTTGAATGAGACCGGCACCATCGTGCTGTATTACCTGCCGCACGAGCTTGTAGGCCAGTATTTTGAGGAGGCATAACCCATGGAAATTGCACTGGCCCTCCTCGGCTCCGGCGCATTGGCTACCGTCATTAGCTGGCTGCTGCATCGTATTGACCGCAAGCAGGACAAGCAGGATCAGATTATCTCCGGTATGACAGCCGTGGACAATAAGCTGCAACAGCATATTGATTCTGACGAACGCTACCGGACAGATATGTGCCGCATCCGCATCCTGCGCTTTTCGGACGAGCTGCGCCGTGGGGTGAACCACAGCGAAGAATCCTTCAACAATGTGCTGGAGGATATCGACAACTACACAGAGTACTGTGTGGAGCACGAAGATGTCTACATCAATTCCAAAGCGGATGCAGCGATCCGCAACATTAAGAGCGTCCACGACCGCTGTATTCGTGGTGAACTCAAATTCCTTTAAGGAGGACATAAAATGAACGAATTTGTAACTTGGACTTCCCTTGGTACTTACGCAGGCGCTGTAATGATGGTCACTATCATCACCCAGTTTTTGAAGCAGACCCCTCTCAAGAACATCAACACCCAGCTGCTTGCTTACATCATCTCTGTGGCCATCCTCATCGGAGCCGAAGCCTTTAACGGCTCTGCTCTGACGGTACAGGGCGTGGTGCTGTGCCTGCTGAACGCTGTTATTGTCGCTTTGGCTGCTAATGGTACATATGACGCAGCCACCACCGGCATGGTCAAACACACTGATGCGGCTATTTTGGATGCCGAGGGAAAGGGGGAAGCCTAATGGCTTTCCTCTCTCCCGATAATGTACGCTATGATAACGGCGTAAAAATCTGTGAAAAGCTTATTCCTGATAGCGCCGTATGGAACCGAGACTATACCGAGGCCGGTTATACATACCGCAAAGGTACGCAGTACAAGGCAAACCGGGCGTTATCCGCCATTAACGGTGTGACTATTCACAATACTGGGCGCATCAAGATTCCTAACGGAACCACAATGGCCGAGCAGTACACCCGCGCGACCTACCCGAACTGCAACATGGGGTCTGTTCGTGTCCACTACTATGTGGACGAGAACGAAGCATGGCAGAACCTTGACGAGGGCGAGGTCGGCTGGCACGCTGCTGATGGAAACTATGGCCCCGGCAACAGCACTACCATCGCCATCGAGATCATCATGGACGGAACTGATGCCGAGTACAATCGGATTGCCGAAGATAACGGTGCAAGACTTTGCGCTGCTATCCTCAAGCGGCATGGCTTGGACGAGAGCGCCGTCTACCAGCACCATGACTGGTACGCAAAAGATTGCCCTGCCTATATCAGACCGCACTGGAGTGCGTTTTTGGCGGTGGTGCGGCAGTATCTCAATGACGATACGCAGGTACCGAGCGATTATGATAAGCTGGTT